TACGCTTCATATAGTCCGGGTTCACAAAGAGAACTTCTGCGGTGAGTGCCATTTTAGCGAGGGTTTAGGTAGCCGTTGTTTGGCATTGTTGCGGGAATCTGCGAGATGCGTGGGTCTTGCGTCTCAATTTGGTTGGCCCGGCGTTGCGGTTCGGGCAGTTGCGAAATGATTTGACGCGCACGGTTTACGCTCACCCGTTGGTTGTTGCGCTTCAAGTACGTCCGACGAATCCAGCGGTGTTTGCAGTTTGGGCCGCCCTTGTACAAAAGGAGGTCGTAGGTGTCCGTGCCGTTTGGCCCGAAGCCGGGGTTCACTGCACGAGCCGACGCACCGCCCAAAGACGCGGGCCAGTTTGCTCCTACAATGTCCTCACGGCGGTAGACCCTTTGCGAACTCATCATCTTGCGGCAGAAGTCACGCTCCGGGCTTTTGCTTCCGTCGTAGATGTAGCGAATCTTCACCACGTCGTTGTCGATTTGGCTCCGGTTGTCGGGGGCCGTGTTCGTGTCGGATGTCCCACCGGGAACGCGCATGGCAAAATTCCACTGGGCATCTTGCACTTGTTCGAGTTCCTCGTCGTATTCGCGCTCGTCAATCAACACCCACTCTTCCTCGTTGATTTCTTCGCCTTGTTCAACGAGCCATTCCGCGGCGTCGATGTTCAAAGTAATTTCCTCGGACAAGTTGCAGCACCCTTCACCGCTCATTTCGACCTCTACGGGCTCCATAGGAGGCACTTCTTCCACCGAGACAACGGCCGGTGCCCCTGCTGCCGTAAAAATGCTTTCTAGGGCGCTCTTTACGATTCTCTGGTAGGGTTTGATGACTTGTCGGTCGAACAACTCCGAAGCGATTTCGAGTTCTTGGGTGTTGCCGAGTTGTCCCGCCGTCTTAACTCCAAACATAGCCGAAGACACCACGCGGTGACCCACCATGATTTTGTCGGACACCTCGGTAGAGAGGAACTGGTATTGCTTGTCGGCATCGGAAAGGGGGAACGGCTCGAAGTCAGGTTTGCGGTCGGGAGAGTCCGAATACGTCACAATGAACTTGCCCGCATTCGTAGCCCCGGCCAACTGGCGCTCGATGTCGTTTCTGATTCTCAAACGCTCCTCTTGCGCTGGGACTCCATTCTTGAAGTGAATGGTGAACGAAGGGGCCAACCCGTTCTTGATATTGTTGATGTGGTATTTGCCGATTTCCTTGTCGAGCTCGATGTAGTCAATCGACCCAATGTAGTCGGGCTTGGGGTAGTAGTAGGAACCGGGAGAGAACGGCTTAACGTACAAGATTTGCACGGGGTAGTCCACCGAGTCGGTTGGGTCAAAACAACGCACCACCTCCGGCTCACACGCCTTGTCGCTCCAGTCCTTCGAGTAGTAGTAGAAGTTGACTTTCTCGTCCTCGTCTACCTCTGCGCTCCGAATGTTTTCAAAGGGGCAGTGACGCACCTTGGCGATGGTGCTTCGGTCGATGGAGTACACCACCTCCAACGCGAACCCGCCTTGTATCTTGAGGTCGAGGCACGCCTTTCTAACTTCGTCTTGCAAACCCCACTCCTCAATCTTCAAACGCGCCTCCAACGTGTCGGCCTGTACGCCGTCGCCGAAGATCATATAAGCGATTGACGTACACAAGGCGTTATGCGTGGCACTGGACTTGTAGAGGTCGATGAGATATTGAGGAAAGAGGTTGTCGTCGCCGTAGTTTACGAACCCTTGATTCGAGGGCTTCTCGGCGTACGAACGCTCTTGGTATTCTTTGAGCTTCAGTAATTCCATGTCATTCGTAATATATGACGTTGTCGGGGATTGTCACGGTTGGGATAGTCCATGCGGCCTCGTCGCTCACCTTGCAAGCGCCAATCTCACACACGCCCTTCACCACCGCGTCGGTAGGGTCGAGGTTGGTTCCGTTGGTTTGGCCATAGATGGTGTAGGTGTAGAGGCCCGATTCTTTCAGCGCAATGCGACCATTCGTCGGTGAATCGTTGTTGGTGGCAATGTTGGTTTCTGTATACCTCTCGTTGTCTACGCTTACGTTCAAAACCAACGGGTACTCTTCCTCCGTCGCGTTGTTCTTCAAAATCATGAGGTAGTGCGTGAATTTACCCATGAACTTACGCGCCTCAAAGGGGGTGACGTAAACACGATTGGATGCGACGTTGGGTTGTAGGTGAATCATAGGTCAAAATAAAAAAGGGGAAGGCCAACGCCCTCCCCCTCCTTGTAACAATAACGGCCATAAGGTGGCCCGGTATTTTCGTAGTCTTACGGTGCAGCCGTGATCTCGATGTCCGTGTCAGTCGGTGCGCCAGCGGTCAAGGCCAAGAACGGAGCGGGTGCCACGTCTTGTGCGCTGAACTCCAAAGTGAATCCGTTTTGGTCTCCGGCAGCCGTACCCGTTTGGGCCGTTCCGCCTGAAACTTCAACGCCGTTTTGGTGTCCCATGACAAACCAGTTGCCGTTGTTATCTTCCACCAAGACGGCCATACGGCCTTTAACGAGGTTGGAGATTTCCGTGATGTCGGAGGCGGCTGCTTTGTTGAATGTCACCGAGCAAACTTGGTCGAAAAAGACCGTACCTGCGGCGAGGTCGGATGTGATGGTTTGGTTCAAGGAACCAGACCCGCGCGTCATGTCGTAGGTATAAAAGGTGATGGCAGCGGTAGACCCTGACACTTCACCTGAAGCGATGTCTTCCCAAATGCCGTCGACCCATTCTGCGACGTAGATGCGCTTGATTCCACCGAGGGCGTCCTTACACCCTACACCGCGTCCGGCCAAAGTAAGTGTACAAGCCATGTTGTAAAGGTTTAGGGAGAGGCGGGGGAGCCCGAAGGCCCCCCGTTGTCTCGGTTAATTTTTAGCTAGTGCGGTAAGCGAAGCTCACGGAAGGAGCGTCCACAACCTGTGTACCCGCAGAGAACTGCATGATGACGCGGGTAACGTCGTCACCTGTGACACCTGTCAAATCCAAGATAGAGGCTTGGATGTGGTCGGTGAGGAGGTTCGTGCCGAAGTACAAGTTCTCACCCTTGCTCAACAAGAAAGTGTCGTTTGGCATACCACCGGGTGTGATGATCTCGTACCCAGCGTAGCGCGTAGCCAATCCGTCGTTCAAGAACGGCAGGCTGTAAGTAGCGGCGAGGGCTTGGTAGTAGAGTTGTGCAGAGGCACGAGACATGAACAACTTGGTGTTGGGGTCGCCCGCGATGGTCGTCGGGGCTTCAGCCGTCAACGCAGCCAAGCGAGTAAGGATGTTTGAGGCATCCGTTGCGCCTGTCAACTGCTGCATGTTTCCGGCAGCGTAGTTGTCGACCAAGTGGCGAGAGATGCCGTCGAATGAGGTGTACGTTGCACCAACGTTTGTGCCGTCGGTGTGGTTAAAGTTTCCGTGCCAGATATTGCGCTCTACTGACTCGGCCACCTTTGCGGCGACGTATTGAGCCGTGTAGGTCACGAAGTCGGCGGGTGCTCCGTCGTTCTGTGAACGAATCAAGGCAGACTCCCACGTAGCGCGGAGGTCGGCGTTGCACACCTGCTCGTTGACTTTGAGGGCAGCCGCTTCGAGGACGGCTTCACCCACGGTCAACTGACCAGAGGCAGGGGTTGAGAAAGCGCAGTCGTCGTTGGCTTGGATAGCCGCACCGGAGAACTTCCGGAGAACTGCTTTAGAGTGGACGTTTTCGAGTACAGACACGTACCCGTTTGCGATGGTGTCGGCTGCGAGGATAGCGGCAGACACGTATGGACGCGCTGCTACTCCTGCGTAGGTTCCGACGGCAACTGTTGCGTTTGCCATGTTTTAGGAAAATTGATTGAGGAGGGCAGAGACGCGCTCCGAGGTTGATAGATTCTTAAGGTTGACGGGCTCCACGTTGGCCGTGGGTGCCGCGTGCTTCAAACCACCGTCGGCGGCTTGCTTCTTCATTTCTTCGAGTTCCGATTTTACGGCGGCGAGTTCGACCGCTACGGGGTCGTCTTGTGGCTCTTCCGTTGCTTCGGCAACTTCTTCCACTTCAGGCTCTTGTGAGGACATCTCTTCTTTGTCCTTGTCCTTTGCTTCGACTTCCTCTTCCACGACTTCCTCGGCTGGCTCTTCAGCGGGCATCATAGCAGCGATGGCCTCGGCGATCAATGCCTCAACCTCTTCGCGGGTGACGTAGTTAATGGTCACCTCTTCCATGTTGTCTTCTTCTTCGGATTCAGCCTTGACCTTTTTGCCTCCGCCCTTGGCGGGAGGGTCGCCCTTGGCAGGTGCGTCTCCGGAGTCGGCATCTTTAGCGGGCTGCTCTTTGGTCTTGGGCGCGTTGCCGTCGGCCTTGCCGTCAGGTCCAACCTTGCCCTCACGACCTTCTTTGCCTTTGCCTTCGATTCCGGCCACCTTGCCGCCGTCGGCAATTTTGAGAACGCTTCCATCTTGCAAGGTGTAGTCACCTTGTGGGAGGGGGATGCGCTCGCCCTCGTCGTTGATGATGTACGCTTCTGCACCTTCGGAGAAGTCGTCTGCGTCAGTATAGATGACGGTGCCGTTTTCGAGTACGGCTTCGGCAAGTTCGGTGCGTGGCTCCTCCGTCACCGTGAGGTTGACGTTGAAACGCTGGAACACTTCTTGCACTCGTTCGGAAATAGTCATGGAGGTCCTTTTTTGATATAAGTTTTTCAAGAGGTCATTCCTGAAGTTTGTTGTCAAATTCTTTCTCAATGGCCTTGAGCAGCTCTTCGTTTAGCTTGGACTCGGCCCAACGTCGGGCGGCCTTGCCACCCCACAAGAGGTAAGAGATAGTCCCACACGCGGACGTGTCGCCCTCGTCGTAGTATTCCTCCGCCCGGGCGAGATATGAGGCCATACGTTTCACGGTCTCCAAAGAGACGGGCTCTCCGTTGGCCAGTTGCTGCGCTCGGACCTTGCCCGTTTGCGTGGCGCACTTGTTGCCGTGCTTCTCGTTCAATTCAATGCCGCGCTTGGCGTTGTTCTTTACGGCGTCGGGATAGTCCGTGAATGACTCCATGACGACCCGCGTGCCTGACTTGGTGCGTCCGTCGCCCTTTACGATGGCCCTTGCAAGCTCGGCGAGCATCTCGTCCTCGGCGTTCTTCTTCATCTTGTCGACGAAGTAGCCCTCAATGGAGAACCCTTTGACCTTGCCTTCTTTGACCCACTCTTGCCAGATGGCC